AAGTCATTACGATACTTATCCCAATAGTAATCAAAGATATCAACCATCTTTTTTGCAAGGGCAACATCATAATGAGACTGTCCTTCTTTTTTATACTCTATCAAATATGCAGTATAAGGAAGTGATTTATCTTTTGCCTTATCTGGATCACAATCTTCATAAAGAATTTTCATAGTTAGCTTCTACCACCCCAATTAATATCTGGATATGCTTCTGCAATAATTTCTTTTGTGATCTTATACTTATCAGAGAGTTTTTTGTCCTTACAAAGACAAACAATTTCTGCCTCAAGTGGATGCAATCCCTCAAGAACATTAATAAACATTGTCTCACGACGAATATTACTCATACCATCATTACCACCTTTAACAAAATGATAAAAGTTTTTAAACTCCCTACGAATTGTGGTATGACCATTCTTATCACCTGAACCCATAGAGAAGGAGTCAGTTTCATGCATTCTACGAACCTCTTCATCAATCTTAGTGCTCAGGGTTCCATTGGACTTTGCCTGATCTTCAAACCCAGAATAAGGAACATCCCCCGCAGGAAGAACAGAAATTACAGTCTCATCAAAATTCCAAATAAAAATTGCTTTTAAAGAGGGATGTTCATATTTTTTGAGAACTTCAATCTTTTTTGCCTTGCTTCTTTGTTTTGATACAAGACTTAGAACTTCAAAAGCAAAAGGATTTCTTGGAAGTTCTAATGATGTTGTACTAGTCGTCGTCTTCTTCTTCGTTGTTGTAGTCATAATTTTCAAAATTAAATGCGATTACTTCATCAGGAATTAAATTACCTTGCTCATCAAACATTTCGGGATGAGGTCTTGGCACTTCCCGATAGTTCATCATATATTCTCTAGCAGTCCAACCAATGAGAGTACCTAGTATTAGAAACAAAATGGTTAAAAAGGAACCAAAAACTAAACTAACTGCTAACATTGTTCTTGCCTCGGGAAACTACTATTCTTTTCCGTGATTTAATGGAAAATTCGAAATAGATGGTGACTTCCCGTCTCAGAAAGCAAACCATCTTTTCGAAGATGATGTGAAATGGTTGCGTCTGCTTTCTTTTACCTCCATTAATTAGAAACTCAACACCACGATTAGTGTGGCTATCTGATTTATTTAGGTCAGGATTTGATGACCTGTTGTTCTCTGAGGAATTTGATTGTGTCAACACACCCTCCTATTTTTTTATCGTCACAGATTATTTGAGGAAAAGTTGAACCTTCTCCAAAGATATCATAAAATTCTTCCTTTGAAAAATCTTTTCCAAGATTAAAAGAAACAAATTTACTTCCTGTTAATTCTAACACTTGTTTAACCTTATAGCAATAAGGGCAATCATCTTTTGCGTATACAGTAAAATTCATCATTAATCTTTTTATTATATATTGTTTGATAAAAAAGTTTTATTCTTCATCTTTGATTCTAACATACACTTGATTGTATCCAAGATTAACATCCTTTTCATATCCAATATCATTCATATATTTTTCATAGTCTAATTTATTCTGATAATTTTCCAAAACAATTACCTTTGGTTTATATTTTACATGATTAAATCCCTGAAGCACTTCCATTTCCCATCCCTCAACATCGATGGAAAGAATATCAATAGATTTGGCATCTATTTTTTTAAGAAGAGTGTCTAATTTTATTGTTTTAACTTCTATGGTTTCTTGAGTATTATGTTTTGGAACTCCTTCATATCTAATTCCAAGTGAAGAAAAACTGACTCCATCATTTTCTTCAGAATACCAATCATCATTATTTAAATTAACAGTAAATTTTGACTTTCCGTTTTTGTTATAACAGGCATACTGATATATTTCACTTCCCTCTTTTTGATGTTGCTCAACAAATTTGGGATTTGGATCGACACAAATTGTTCTCCAACCATTATTTCTAAAATGTTTAGAAGAACTAATGAATGTTGGTGGACCAGCACCAACTTCAACCATAGTTCCCTGATAAGAAAAATCAGAGAAGAATTTTGTTCTTATATATCGATCTGTTTCAAATTCTGCATAATAATCTCCAGAGAACATATAATCATCAACTTTATTAATCTTATCAGATTTATCACTCATCATGTTAAGTATATTTTCATCCACAAAATCTGGATGAACCCACCAGTCTTCAAATGGTGTTTTATCATCTGGAGATATGTCACCAACAACCATGACATACCCCTTCGACTTCAAATACTCTCTAGATTTTTCTCTATATGATTTATAGTTACTATTGTAAAAATCATGTTCATACGTGATCACTCTAAATTTATATTTGTCAAAAGGAATTTTCAAAAGCACTTCATAAGTTGCATCTGGAGGATCAATATCTAATTGAAGATAATCAATAACTTCATCCTTATAATACTCATTTATTAATTGACTATAATCTATTTTAGTGGCATCGGCACAAATTGTACTGGTTTTTTTACGTGCTTCACGATACTGCTTAGAAAATTCTTCATTAAATTCTATTGAGACACCACACCAACCAAAACCTTCTTCCAAAAGAGCAGTATTATTTCCAAAGTAAGGTCTCGATCCTCCAATTTCAAGAAAACATCCATTTCTTTTTCCATTTAACATAGAAAGAACAAACAAATCTTGATAGACCTGAGCATAATTTTTTTCAATATTTTCAGATCCAGAAAATTTATATCTCAAGGAATTCAGTTTTTCTTTATTATATGGAATTGGATCATGCCAAACATAATTTTCATTTTTAATCCTACCCTTAAATAATCTTTCAATATTACTATCAACAGCTTGCATATGTATAGTATCAATGTGATACTCCGTTTTTAGTTTTTGATGAAGAGTGCAGGACTCATCACACAATCCACAATGCCATGCTGAGACAGCTTTTTCAAAAACAATCCCATAAAATCCGGGATATCCAACATCAATTTCCAATGATTCACAATTTTTATCACATATTTTTTCACCTATTGATGCAATTAAGTATGAATCTTGATAATTCTTTTCTCTCTCATAAAATCTAGAAAGAAGAAAGTAACCTTCTGGTCTAGATGGAAGCATTGATATTGCATTTTTTAACATTCCCCTCACAGAATTACTACGACAACCCTGAAGGTCAAAGCAATTTGCCGCAGCCAATAAACATGTGTATGCAAGTTTTTGATCTTCGGTTCTTTCAGATGTTCTAATGTAATATGAAACTGCAGAAGCAGTTTGATCTATAGAAAAATAATAATTTCCAAGTTGAAAATTAATATCAGGATCTTCTGGGTTTTTGATAAAACCATTCAGAAGTTTTTGTAAGTCATTCATTTTGGATCAACTCCATTTATACAAAATCTACAAAGATTAAAGCAACTGTTATCTTTTGGAATTACATCCTCAAAACTTTGATCTAACAAATTGCCTAATATGTGTTCAAGATTATAGTCTTGGCAACACAAAGAAACATCACCATTAGGAAGAACCACATTATGATAGAGTTTTTCCAGACATCCACATGTTTTTTCTTTTTCTCCGTGATAAAACGATTTATATTGATCTTTTTTATTCAATAACTCCGGTTTTAAAATACTTTCACGGGATAAATTTCCAGCTCTGTCCCACATATCATGAACGTGAGCCTTAGAAAAAACATGACTGACAGAATCATGAACTTCACCCATAGCTACTACATTAAAGTTTTGTATTTTATCACGAAGTTCTCCAAATCTTTCAACGACTTTAATATATCGATCTGTTATGGGATGCTTCGCATTTCTTTCTCTATCGGGAAGATGAAAAGTAAATCCCCCATTTGGTTCTCCGGCAAAAGGAATATCTTTAATTCTTTCAATATCATCCAATTTCATTCCTATTCCTGTAGTAAAAACAGAAACTGGATGTCCCATTTCATGAGCATATAAAAGCATGTCAGTACAATTTGGATTCAACCAAGGTTCAGTAAATCCTGCAAATGTAATTCTGACTTCCTTTGGTATTTTATCAATACACTTTTTAAAGTTATCAAGACTCAAAAATCTTTCACCTTTATAAGATTTTTGAAGAGTTCTTTGTGGGCAGAATACACAATCAACAACACATCCGGTTTCGGTATTAATCGAAGTTGTAAATTCCATTGTTGGGAATGGAGTTTTTTTCCAATCATCATTTCGTTTTACTTTCAAATCCCCAAACATTTCTTCAAGAACTTTTTCATGAAACTTGAGAAGGTAAGCAGCATTATCTTGAAACCCGAAAGTCATTAAGAAATCATCTTCTTTTTGCGCCAATCCAATACAGAACTCTACATGACCTCCCATGATTGAGAAAGGATCTGTCCATTTAATAAGATTAAATTCTTTATCCCAAAGTAAAAATCTATGTGTATAAACGGCATCTTTTCTGCCAGTTTCACTTTTAAATAATGAAACATCATGAGTGACTGCAACATAATAATCTTTCCAAGGAATAAGTTGCGATCCTCCACGAGTATCTGCACCAATGCGTGGACTTTTTTCTAAGAATACAGTTTCGGAAGTTCCAGTTTCCGGATTCACCTTGACAACTTCCGTTGGATTTGACCACTTAACATAGTGATATGGTTTATCTAAAACTGGCATCCAATTTTTTTCACAATATGAATTTGGATTATTTGGAGGTTCAATTCTAACCCTAGAAAGTTCCTTTACCTCATCCTCACGAATATCAATCTCGCACAATTCCATGCGTCCAGTTCCTTTGGTATCAAGATCTCTCCTAACACCAGAAGTATACATTTTTCCTTCCCACTCAAATATGCGGGCATCCTCAAGACCAACAAATTCCCAAAGTTCTTTCTCCGGAAAACTTGATGTGTCTATTTTAGTAATGCGAGAAACATTATATTCATCATCTAGTTCCAGATAATAATTCCAAGTTCTCAATTTAATATCATTCTCTGGATGAAGATAAGTCAAAGGACCATACGGATGTTGAAAAATCTTTTTTTCTGAATGATAAAATGTATAGTTTACGGCTCTTAAAATTACAATTAATTTGCCATTGTGATTTAAAATCGATGGGTTCATCAATCCCAATCCCTGATTCATATAAGCAGGGATAATTAATGGTTTTATAATTCCACCATGACTCAATACAGTTTGTGCAAAATTCATATGTCCCATCAAAAAATATTTTGTATGATAAAATCACTTCTATATATTATACCACAATGATACCGCATGACTTCATCATTTGCAAAGAAAGGTTGGCATTATATACCAGACATTATTAGTAAACAAGAAGCAATACAAATTAAATATCAGAATCTAATGGGTGCGATTCATGATCTTGGAGGTCTTAAAACTCATTATGATCCTGAAAGAGGAAATGTGATGTGTTGTTATGCTCCAGAGTCCTCCACATTTGTTGTGAAGAGAATGAAACCTATTCTTGAAGAACTACTTGGAGAGGAACTCATTCCATCATATTGGTTTACTACAACATATCATAATAAAGGATGGATGAATTGTCACACTGACAGACCTTCATGTGAGGTCTCTGTAACGATGAATATCTGTGGTGATGCAGAGTGGCCTATTAAACTTAAAGACCTCACAGGGAAGCGTAGAGAGGTCGTTACACCTGTTGGACATGGTGTTGCATATCTTGGAACTATCGTCCCTCACTGGAGGTCACCACTACGAACACATAAGAACGATAGGTTTATGCAACTCTTTCTACACTATGTCAGAAAGAATGGTGAGTATGCTGACTATGCTTATGATAGGAATGAGAAGTGTTATTCCTTACTCACCAGGTAATTCTGCTTCAGGTTCTTCCACAACATTTGGATCATTAATCATCGGAATTTGAGTTACTTGTGCCAGATATTCTGCATTACTTACAGAAACTGCAACTGGTGCATCAGGAAGAGTAAGTGGAAATTCAGAACCATTTGGAAGATTTCTTAAAGAAGTTCTCCAGGTTGTAAATTCTGATGACAGAGCAACACCTGTCTCCAATGATTTTGTGACAATCCAATCAGTCTCGGACAGAAGTTTATCTCGAATACTTCTTACCTCAACATATCTTTTTGTTTCTTGTGCGGTATCATAAGTAGCAATCTCAGCATCCCATTCTGCTTGAGTCAGAATCTCAAGACCATCTTCTTCTGTGATGGTAGTATCATCAGGGCAGGTTGATAAGCAAAAAGGAATACCATTACTATCAGTTATTCTATGAACGATCTCAAGACCTGCGATATTAGGAGCCACATATCCAAATCTGGGACGACTCCACATTAATGGAGAAATCGCAAAGACACTGGTATTATCTCTATCTACCCAATAATGTTTTAAAAGTTGTGTCATTTTAAATTAATAGACCTCTATTCCATATTTATCTGCAATCTGTTTATCTTGCTCATCCTTTGTTGGAACTCCTTTTACTCTCATCCAACAAACACTGACGATTCTCTCACCAGATTTAACTGGTTCTACTCCATGCAGATAATGATGTGTTGATGGGAATGCAATCAGAAGACCTGGTTCTGGTTTAATACAAATTCTATGATTTGGAAATACAAACTCCCCACCCTCAAAATCATCATTTAAAAATAAAACAGTAGAAATATCTCTATCAATAGATTTTTTCCATTGCTTTGTTCCATCAGGATTTACCCATAATGCTTCACCATCATAGTGAGGTTTATAGTGTCCTCCTTCTCTATAATATAATAACTGGGGAACTTCACTATCGTTGATATAAAAATCATAAAAAGGATTGATGACATTATATACCATATCATCATAAAGAGATTTAATGTCTGCCATGATTGGTTGTATATCGGCACACTCTACATCTCTTACATTTGGATCTACTTTTGATTCATCCCGTTTTGTTTCATTTGATTTTTCGGCATCATAAACACCCATCCTCATTTTGGGTGCCTTCTTTACATATTCTGTGAGATATTTACATCCTTCCTTTGTTACAACATTTGGTTGAATAAGGATATTACCAAGTAAATGATTCATTCAAACTCAATTTCTCAATCTTTAAAAATATTTAGTATCAGATTGTATATGGATTTGCAGTTCTCAACCACATATATTTTTGTGGACTGTTTGGTGAAGAAGTTTCTGCATAGATGTAATATCCAATTGGACTCCCATCAGAGTCTGATGTCGTGCCAGTAGTACCAGATGGTGTTCCTCCAGCATCATAATTCCATCCACCAGGAGCAGAAGATGAAACTGCCACATCAGAAAAGAAAGATGTATTGTATGTTGCTGGTGGGCCAGCATTCCATTTTTGCCAATTATCGGTTGATGCAGTTCTCTTCAAATCCGGATCCATATCTACTGTTCCTCCAGAGTGTGTGAATTCCATATCATCAAGTTGGAAGTCTCCTCTAAAACTTGTTCCAGTACGATATTTAAATACAAAGTGTCCGGTGCTCGGTGATAATGGACTTAAATCTACAGTAGCAGATTTCCAAGTTAGTCCTGGTCCTGGATGCGTTTGTCCAGAGATTGATGTTACTGTTGCACCATCAGCAGTAAATGGAAGTGCAGCACTAATAGTATTAGAAGTGGGTGGTCCTGGTGCCCAATGAACAGTTAGATCACCAATGTTTGAACCATAACCATAATACTTAAATGTCATTTGTGATGATGCACCACCACCACCTCCACCACCTCCACCACCTTCACCACCAGGATTGGCAGATTTTCTTGGTCCAGATCTTGGTCCGATTGATGGTGCAGTAGCCCATCCACCAGAAACTGAACCAAGAGCCGCTCTTGCTTGAGTTAATGACGGTCCTGGTGCAGTAACTGTTTCAGTTGCAAAATCCATTCGATCAATAAGACAAGTCCATGTCGAAGGTCCACTTAATCCACCAGCAAAATAACCATAATTACGATTAAATATTGATGATGCCATAGTTTTATTATCAGTCAAAGATCCACTTGGAGCAGACGTAGTTTCATTTGAAAAATCTAATCGATCTATGGTGCAAAATTGTCCTGGAGGTCTTCCACCACCTGCAAAATAACCATAATTCGAATTAAATATGGATGCTAATTCTCTTCTTGCTAAAGGCAACGTTGCCGATAATGTAGATAATGTTTCACTAGAAAAATCCATACGATCAATATCAGACTCATGCCCCAATGGTATTTCTGACCTTTGCCCTCCAGTAAAATATGCATATTTGCGAGTAGAAACTCCAGACATACCATGCCTATAGTCAGATAAATTAACACCTGGTTCAGACACAATTTCAGTAGAAAAATCCATACGAAGAATGCTACATACACTCACTCCAGGAGCAGTTTTACCACCAGCAAAATATCCATAATGTTTTGTGGTTGCTGTTGCACTACCATATCTCGCTTGGGTCAATTCTTGTCCCGTTGCTGCCACAGTTTCGTTAGAAAAATCTAATCTATCAATTGTACATTCATATGCAGGTGCCGATAATCCACCAGCAAAATATCCAAAATTACGATTAGATACTCCATTAAGGTCATTTCTTGCTTGAGTTATTTGTTGCCCTACTGACGGAACATCTACCACCTCATTGGAATAATCCATTCGATCAATAGTACATACTTTTTGAGTATTATCATATCCACCAACAAAATATCCTGTACCTTTTCCAATATTAACTTCATCAATATCAAGAAAATATCTTCTTGATTTTGCACTCTTGTTTATTCCACCCGCAATTACTGTAGAACCTCCCCTATTATTCAAAGTTTGTGTTGAAGAAGGTGTTGATACACTGTCCGTTGAAAAGTCTATTCTATCCATATCAGAACGATATGGAAACAAACCTCCCAATAAGTATCCATAATTTAAAGTAGATGCTCCTCCAGCAGCACCTCTTGCTACAGTTATATCTGTTGTTCTTGAAAAACTATCATTTGAAAAATCAATTTTATCCATTACAACAGGATAACTAGGTTCACTGGCACTAGCAACATATCCATAACTCTGACTTTGTATATGTTGAGATAATCCACCTCTGCCTGGATTATTTAATGTTCCAGAAATCACAGATGATGATTCGTTGGTAAAATCAAATCGATCTATTGTAGCAACATAAGATGTGCCATCAAAACCAGCAGCAATATATCCATATTGTGCCGAATAAGATGACCCAGCATTTGTTCTAGATGTCGTAAGATTGGATAGTGAAGACGTTAAAGTTTCACTAGAAAAATCCAATCTATCTATGGTAGATATGTCTGCTGGAGTTGGAACTCTACCACTACAAACGTATCCATATTCCGGACTGTTGACACTAGAAGTCCATTGTTTAGATGAATTTAAATGAGTACCAATATCCTCAAAAGTTTCATTTGAGAAATCAAGTCTTACTATTGTACAATAAACACCAGCACTATATGGAGATTTTCCACCGACAAGATATCCATAATTCCTACCAATTAGGGATGACATGTCAAACATGGCATAAGTATAATTCGCAATTGATCCAGGACTAGAAACAACTTCTGTAGAAAGATCCAGTCTATCAATAATACAAGCTCCTCCAGTTGGTGGTGCAAGTGCAGGATTTGTGGTTCCCACAGAATAACCGTAATTCGCAGACTCTGGCCAATCTTTTTTTCTTTGCTTCTTATATATTTTTCCTAAACCAAATACTCCTGATGGCATGATATCTATTTCCTTATGTTATATTTAGTTTGAGACTCCTGCACCTCCCTGCATCTGTTGACTTAAATCGGATGCAGGTGCTGATGTAGTCTCATTAGAAAACTCTAAACGGTCTATTGTTTTAACCGTAGGTGGAGAAAAACCACCAGCAAAGTATCCATAATTGGAATTTGAGACTGCTGCTAAACTAGTTCTTGCTTGAGTTAAATTACTACTTGGTTCCGATACAGTCTCATTAGAAAAATCTATACGATCTATTGTACAAACAGAAGGTGGAGCCTGACCACCACCAAAATAACCATAATTGGAATTAGAGACTGCTGCTAAATCAGTTCTTGCTTGAGTTAAATTACTACTTGGCGCTGATATAGTCTCATTAGAAAAATCTATACGATCTATTGTACAAACATAAGGTGGAGCCTGACCACCACCAAAATAACCATAATTGAAATTTGAGACTGCTGCTAAACCTCTTCTTGCTTCAGTTAGATTACTACTTGGTTCCGATACAGTTTCACTAGAAAAATCTAATCGGTCAATAGTACAAACTTGAATTGGAGATGGATCCTGACCACCAGCAAAGTAACCATAATTGGAATTTGAGACTGCTGCTAAACCATTTCTTGCTTGAGTTAATTCACTACTTGGTTCCGATACAGTTTCATTAGAAAAATCTAATCGATCTATTGTACAAGTGGAACTTCCACCACCAAAATATCCATAATTAGAATTTGAGACTGCTGATAGTTGCTGTCTTGCTTGAGCTAACCTGAGACTAGATAGTGATGCTGTAGGCGATGTAGTTTCGTCAGAAAATGATATTCGGTGTATGTAAGAAACAGAAGGTGGTTTACTGCCACCACCAAAGTATCCATAAGTGCTGGAGATGGAAACTCCATTAACATCAGTTCCTCCAGTTTTTTTTCTCCCAAAATCTGAAACTGGAGATGATTCATGACTAGCAAGACTTAACTGTGCAGATGGTGTAGAAAAAGTGTCATTATTTACATCTATTCTTTGTACAGCACTGGTAACACTGGGTTGATATCCACCAGCAATATAACCATATCCTGTAAATTTATTAAATGAAGAAGCGTATCGTCGTAAGACTGCTACTGGGCTAGTTGCGGATGGAATCTGGAAAGTTTCATTAGAAAAATCCATACGAACCATGTCACTTCTGAATGTAGTAGGCGGAGGTGGAGCAGGATTAGAGTGTTCACCAGCAACAAGATATCCATAATCATCTCCGGACATTCCACCCCCAACAAGTCTATGATCTAAAGAAGTTGTTGGAGATGATACTGTTTCATTATCAAATTGTAATCTATCAATGGCACAATCACCACCTGAACCGCCAGCAACATATCCATATTGAGGAGTTTGAAGATCAGAACTAGAATTGTTTGTAGTAGACAATGATGCTACTGGTCCAGTTGTCGTTTCTGATGAAAAATCAAATTTATTAATACTCGAATGAAGAACCGAACCCGAAGGTGGCCAAGTTGCCGGATTGTATATTATTCCTGTCGAAAAATATCCACTGTCTGGTGTAGAAAATGCACCTCCACCAGATCCTCTATTTAATGGATTGGATGTTGGTAAAGAGTTTGTGGTTCCAGTACTAAAATCAATACGATATCCAGTATCATGTGGAGCACCTAATATGTAAACTGGTGGTGGAGAAAAACCAGGAACAAAAATTGGTGTATTATATGGTTGACCTCCTATAGTATATCCATAATTTTTGTTAGACATACAATGTGCTCGTTTCATATGAGCATCACCAAATCTACTTGGATTTCGAGACATGGTTTCAGTCGAATAGTCCAACCTATCCAAATGTGTTTGAGCTTCTGGAAAAGCACTTCCTCCACCAAAAAAATATGAATAATTTGGAGCCTCTGGCCAATTAGAATCGACCTGTCTATCGTAGACTACATCTAACCCAAAAACATCTGATGGCATTTACTTATTTTTTGCGAAGTTCTTCGTTAAATAACGAAACTTTTTCCTCACTTAATTGTTTTGTTTGCTCCTTTCTTCCCTGAAGAATATTATTTGATAGTCCACTAATCTCTTCAATACCAGAAGCAACATGTCTCTGAAGACTCTCAAGGAATGCGATCGAATTACTTGGATCGGCATAGCCTTCCTTAATACGATTCACATCATCCTCAAGAACTGTTGGTGCGGTTGCTCTTCTCATAGAACGAATATTACCACCAGAGACTCCTGTTTGTGCAGCAAGAAGTTCATCAAGGGCCTGGTTGGCAAATCTTCTCTCCCAATAAACTGGTTGATCTGCATCAAATTCTTCTTTTGTTGGAGGATGACCACCGTTCAATTCGATTAATCTTTCAATCAATTTATCAAAAAATTCAAGTTCAGTTGTCTGTGCTTTGAAACCAGCATTCAATCCATCAATAAAACGATGGAAATTGAATTCATCAATATCATACCAACAAAGGTCTTCACCACCTTCACGATTCTTCCACCAGATTGGTTGAGTTTTATCTTTACCTTCCCACTTATAATGAAACTCTCTTACAATTTTCTTTGCATCCTGAATTCCATTTAGAAGGTTTTCTGCCACAGACTTGCGGTTGATAATTGCAGCTTTGAATGCTGATGGAATGGTAAAATTATCATGAACGATGAACTTTTCGATCTGGAAGTTTGACCTTCCTTGTGCAAGTTCTCTTTCAGATTCTTTCCAACGATCACACTCTGCAAGAACCTTGAGCATAAATTCATTACTCTCATCAAGAACATCATCGGACTTTGCAAGAGCAATTTCTTTATAATTATTTGACATAGAACTCCTATAGATATCAGTTCAATTTTTTTTATTTATGTTTGGAGAAGTGATAATCTCCATCAGCATCAGATGAGTTTTGTGTGAAGTGGGAAGACAGAACATATCCAATCGATTTCATATAAGAAATGACTTCATCTCTCATCGGAGCACCTTTCATGTACTCTTTGTTTTGCAACTCAAGAATAATATTCGGACAATATTTAATAGTATTAACAGCACCTTTGATAATATCTAATTCACATCCCTGAACATCCATCTTAATCAAGTCAGGTTTTGGCCATCCTTTCTCTCTGATTAGAGTATCTAAAGTCTTTGTCCTTCTCCTAACTTCAGAGTAATGTTGATTTCTAAATGCATTTTGATTATAAGGAAAATCCTTATAGTTTAATTCATAATAAGAACACCCTCCATGATTTCTGGCATTCTGAAAATAAGTTACAACTTTATCATCTACTGAACTTAATACCTCAATGGCATAATTAACCTTCTTATTTTTGTAGAGAGGTTCGAATTGGTCATAACCATCAACATGAAAAATATTGGAATCTTTCCATATCATTTGTGCAACCTTTGACCAGTGCAAACAATTGGAACCAATATCATAAATCACTTTTGGATTTATTGATTGCTCATACTTCATCTGATAAAGATAATCAATATGATCGTATGGAGTCATTAAGATTTCGGAAAATCTTTCATAATAATCATCATACTTTTCAATATAACTTTTCCACAGTCCAGCAACTCTTTTCCAATTATAATTTTCTATTGCATAATTTGATATCAGTTCTGATGCCTGATAATATTCATCTTTTAATGTATCGAAACAACGAAGAGCACGAATCACTTCTTCGGCAAAGTTTTTATGAAATGATTCGTCAGGTATCCATCCTCTTGGTGTGTTTTTTCCTGACATTGGAATAAACTTTCCAATTCCATTTGCCGTTTCTGGAAGTGCTCCCATGTCTGTTGTGATTGGAAAGCATCCACAAGACATTGCTTCTGCTAATGATACACAAAAAGTTTCCTCCCAAACATTGGGATGAATATAAAAAGCCGCATCCTGAATATGAGGTAGCAACTCTTCACGATCAATACAAGGTGAATACTCAACACCAGGAAGTTTCTGAAGTTCTTTATAAACAGAAACGAATGGTGATGGTTCTAATCCATTTGGTCCGGTGATTGTTTCTTTATCACCTTCTCCTGGTTGAATATCACCATAGAGAGACATCGAAGAAAACACTTTGAGTTTTGCATCTGGGTGATGTTTAATAACTTCCTTCCAAATTGGAACTAAAGGTGTAACTCCTTTATGTGGTGCAGAAAAAAAGATACAAGTTTTTGATTTTGGTTTTCCAGAAGGACGAAACATATCATGAACTCCGTTTGGAATTACATGAAGTTTCTCTGCTGGTGCTCTTTTATACTTTATATACTGCTCTCGTTCCCAGTTCGAAACACAAACAATGCCATCAATTTTATTTACATATTGTGGAAGGTCTTTGTGTCCCATCTGGTCACAATTGTCATGAGCCCAGATAATTTTATACTGTTTATTAGACTTTATAATCTCATTCGTCGTTCTCTTAACATCAACATTCTCTGGAAAAGTATAATGTTGAGCAAGATAATAAAAAGAACTTTCAGTTGCTCCGGACTTCATATACAATAATGTAGTTTTGATTATTTAGTGTTAGTTTGAGACTCCTGCTGCACCATTTCTTGCTTGAGTTAAATTACTACTTGGTGCTGATGTAGTCTCATTAGAAAACTCTAAACGGTCAATAGTGCAAACAACAGGTGGAGCAAAACCACCACCAAAGTAACCATAATTGAAGTTAAAGACTCCTGCTGCACCATATCTTGCTTGAGTTAAATTACTACTTGGTTCTGATACAGTCTCATTAGAAAAATCTAATCGGTCAATAGTACAAACATAAATAGAAGGTGAAGAAACACCACCAGCAAAGTATCCATAATTAGAATTAGAGACTGCTGCAAAATTACCTCTTTTTTCAGTTAATTGATCTCCTACTGGTGGCACTGCTACAGTCTCATTAGAAAACTCTAAACGGTCAATAGTGCAAACATAAACTGGTGGAATAAAACCACCAGCAAAGTAACCATAATTGAAATTAGAGACTCCTGCTGAATACTGTCTTGCTTGAGTTAAATTACTACTTGGCGCTGATGTAGTCTCATTAGAAAAATCTAAACGGTCAATAGTGCAAACAACAGGTGGAACAAAACCACCACCAAAATAACCGTAATTGGAATTAGAGACTCCTGCTGCACTATATCTTTTTTGAGTTAATTGATCTCCTACTGGTGGCACTGCTACAGTCTCATTAGAAAAATCTATACGATCTATTGTACAAGCAAAAGGTGAACCGCCACCAAAATATCCATAATTAGAATTTGAGACTCCTGCTGAATACTGTCTTGCTTGAGTTAATCTGGAACTTAAAGCCACTACAGTTTCATCAGAGAATGATATTCGATTTATGTAAGAACTAGGGGTTGGAATAGCGCCACCAGCAAAGTAACCATAAGTGCTGGAGATGGGAACTCCATCAACATCAGTTCCTTTCAGTGAATTTGGTTTTATACGACCACTATCTCTAACTCCAGAACCATAACCTCTCACACTACTTAAAATTGCTCCTGGTGCTGAAAATGTTTCGGATGAAAACTCAAATCTATAGATAGTGGATTTTGCTCCTGGGCCATTACCACCAATATAACCATATTCTTTAACAGAAAAATCTATTCCTGCCGCTATTATTTCAGGTACTCCTGTAGTTGCCGCAACAGTTTCTGAAGAAAAATCTAATCGGTCAACAGTACAAACAACCGGTGTCAAACCACCAACAATATAACCATGTTCTGAACTCTCAAAAGAGTTAACGTGACTTCTTCCAACTGTCAATTGACCCTCAACAGGAGGAACACTTCCAGTTTCTGTAGAAAAATCCATCCTATCAATTGTAGAATGTCTGACTGGAGGTGGAGTAGAAAATCCTCCACAAAAATATCCATATTGAGAACCAGATACACCTGCAAGAAATCCTCTATTTTGTGTCAGATTTGAAGAATCTGTAGACATTGTTTCTGATGAAAATTCAAGTCTATGAATATTACACACATAAGGAGCAGCACCACCACCAAAATATGCATATTGTGGGGTAGAAATTGATGCCATATTGTCCTGAACGGCAGGTAGTGTTGTAGAAATTTGTGTGATCCCCAACGTGCCATCAAGTTCGTGTGAAAAATCAATTCTACGTATGTGATTTTGTGCTGCAGGGCTAAGTCCTCTGGTGTCACCTCCAGCAAGATAACCATATTCTGGTGAAGAAGCTTCTACCGTATCCGAAATTGCTTGAGCATTACTATATTGACTATAGTTAGGTGGTTGACTTACTGTTTCCGTTGCTATCTCAAATCGATCAATAACTGACTCTGCATATCCGGGAGGAGCTACACCACCAACAAAATAACCATAATTCGTAAATTCTGGCCAGGTTCTATCTATTTGCTCTGTTCTTACATCTGATAAACCAAAAACTCCAGACATTTATTAGCACACTATTTTTTTTATTTATTCTCCTGGAAGACATGAGAACCAACATGACACAATTTAATACTTGTGTCTAACCATGATGTAAATCCAACACTACTTGCTCTCTCAAAGAATGAAAAATCTTCCGGTAAGAATGCCATATCTTTTTTGAGTTCATTAAAATAATGATATGAATTATGATATTCTGCTTCTGTGATTGGATAAGATGAGTGTCCCAGTGCAGGAGTATATTTTAAATCCTCATAGTTCTCACGAATTTTATCAAAAACTCTACGGTGAATAAGAGCAAACCCAAATCCAATATTGTCAATCTTAATCAATCCATCCTCTGCTAATGGTGGTTGCGAAATATTATAGTTGTATTGTAATGGAATACTCTTCATAGGATAAGCTCCACAAACAATATCTCTTTGATATGATAAAAGTTTTAATACATCTTGTGGTTCAAATCCAATGTCCGCATCAATAAACATCACATATTCATATTGTGTATTATTGATAAAGAAGTTGGCAATTCTTGACCGACCTTTGGTAATCAAACTCTCATTTGCCAGAGTGATTAATCCATGATCAATTTGATTTGTTCTCAATTCTTTTCCAAGATTAAACAACCCTTTGGCAGTCTTATCACTAACCATTCCACCATAACAAGGCAGTGCAATTAAAACGCTCATACTATTAGTTCGATATTAAATGAGATTGAAATTCGTTCTTCATCAGATGTGTTTGGAAGAACAAAGTGTGGAAGCCAAGAAGGAAACAAAAGCAATTCACCAACTTTAGGATTGTATGCAAAGTATTCATCGTTCACAATACAAGACATTTGAAAATCCATCATTCTTGCAGGTCTTGGATCCTCAAAGTTAATTACATCTGTTCCCTGTGGCAATTGTATATAGTAAACTCCACTCATCCAACCAGATGGATGAACATGAGTAAAGTTCATTCCACCTTTTGGATTTATATTACCCCACATTGAACGAATCACCATCTGTGGACGATTCTTTGATAAATTTTCAATGATACTTTGAGTAACTGCTGTCGTCTTTTCTAATAGTGGTTTGAATATTTCATGTTCCCACAAATTGGTTTCACTCTGCCATCCACCACGATTACTCCTCACGGTTCCAGGTGTCTTTTTTGACATATCAATCAAAAAGTTTTTATATTTTTGATTTTCATCGTACTCAAAAATATCCACACTATAAAACTTGGTAGGAAAAATATCCCCCTGTTTAATATTAAACATATATTCAAATCAAATATTCTAATTATATCAGGTTATATATTTGCCCGCAACATTCACCGTTAAAGCATTTGCAACTGATGCTGTGGCAACAATCGTATCAGTGGCTTCGATTCTCTTTTGTCTTGGAAGAATCTGAACATTACTGTTTTGAGGAATCGTAAGATTGTATGCCAGATATCCAACACGAACAGAACCACCTCTAAAAATAGAAATGGATGCATCAACATCTACAGTATCACTATAATTCGCAAGCACAATCGTATTGATTACTGATGGATTAGTGACAGAAGTAAAGACTGTTTGATCTGTGGTTGCAGTAATATTCGAACCGATTCCAATATAATCCGTTGCATCATCTTGCTTATATGTAATCCAACAATCAAGACCATTTGCAACTCCTGCAGGATTAGTTCCAATACCAGCATAAGAAGCAAAACGAAGATTGTCTGATGGATTTGCGACCAGTGGTTGATCAATAATTTCTAGTGCACCTTGATAAGGAACAATAATTTTATTCGTAATTGGAACATTCTGTCCACCATCATAATCCATTCTAGTGGTCACATACAAATCACTTGCCGTTACATTTGCGATGTGCATACTTTCGATGACATATCTCTTACTTGCAGTTGCCGGGAAAGTAACACCAATAGCAGTGAATCCATCAATATCATCCGATGAAGAAGCATAAGCAGAGGTTGTGATTCCGGTGTCAAATCCACCACCACCTCCACCACCTTCACCAGCTGCACCCTGTGCACCTTCCGCACCTTGTGTTCCCAATGCACCTTGTGTTCCAGTAGCACCTTGAGTTCCGGTGTCTCCAGTTGTTCCGGTAGCACCCTGAGTTCCAGTGTCTCCAGTTGTTCCGGTTGTACCTTGAGTTCCCGTAGCACCCTGTGTTCCAGTAGCACCCTGAGTTCCGGTGTCTCCAGTTGTTCCCGTAGCACCCTGTGTTCCAGTAGCACCCTGTGTTCCAGCATCTCCTGTTGTTCCAGTTGTACCTTGAGTTCCCGTAGCACCCTGTGTTCCAGTATCTCCTGTTGTTCCAGTTGTACCTTGAGTTCCCGTAGCACCCTGAGTTCCTGTATCTCCAGTTGTTCCTGTTGTACCTTGAGTACCGGTAGCACCTTGAGTACCTGTGGCACCTTGAGTTCCGGTGTCTCCTGTTGTTCCCGTAGCACCTTGAGTTCCCGTAGCACCTGTGGTTCCTTGAGAACCTGTAGCACCAGTAGTTCCTTGAGTTCCTGTGTCTCCTGTAGTTCCGGTTGTTCCTTGAGTTCCAGTAGCACCTTGAGTTCCAGTGGCACCTTGAGTACCTGCTTCACCTGCATCACCTGTAGTTCCAGTAGCACCTTGAGTTCCAGTTGTTCCTTGAGCACCGGTATCCCCTTTATCACCTGTTCTAGCAAAAGTAATTAAAACATCATCATTGTTTGTAAATGATGTCGCTCCATCTATTTGAGTTGATGTTACCGTATAATATTTTCCTTGAGAGTTATAACTTAGAGATGAAATAGTAAATAGAGCAAAAGTCGATGCATCATTCTTCAATGAAACCTTATAATGACCTTTAATTGTAGACGTTGAATCATCAATAGTTGCTAAAAAGTCTGTCAAAACATTACTATCATCATCATCTTGATGGATATACATATCCAATCCACCACTAAATGGTGATTCACTAAATCTCAACTGCCCAGCAAGAATATTAGTAGCGTTAAGTGTTGAGTTAAACGTATAATCAAAAGTAGCACCACCAAAGTTTCCTGTTGCACCTTGAGTTCCATCAGTTCCTTGAGAACCTGTTGTCCCTTGAGAACCTGTAGCACCAGTAGTACCTTGAGTTCCTGTGTCTCCTGTGGTTCCGGTTGTCCCTTGAGAACCTGTGGCGCCAGTAGTTCCTTGAGAACCTGTGGCACCAGTAGTTCCTTGAGTTCCAGTATCTCCAGTAGCACCCTGTGTTCCAGTATCTCCAGTGGTTCCTTGAGAACCAGTAGTTCCTTGAGAACCTGTGGATCCTGTGGTTCCTTGAGAACCTGTGGCACCAGTAGCACCTTGAGTTCCGGTGTCTCCTGTTGTTCCGGTCGTACCTTGAGTTCCCGTAGCACCTTGAGTTCCTGTATCTCCGGTTGTTCCAGTTGTACCTTGAGTTCCCGTAGCACCCTGTGTTCCCGTAGCACCTTGAGTTCCTGTATCTCCAGTTGTTCCGGTTGTACCTTGAGTTCCGGTAGCACCCTGTGTTCCCGTAGCACCTTGAGTTCCGGTGTCTCCTGTTGTTCCGGTTGTACCTTGAGTTCCGGTAGCACCTTGAGTTCCTGTATCTCCTGTTGTTCCAGTAGTTCCTTGAGTTCCAGTAGTTCCTTGAGTTCCTGTATCTCCTTTATCGCCAGTTCTAGCAAAAGTAACTAAAACTTGATCTCCATTTGAAAATGGATTAAGAGCACTACTATCAACAGTACTTATAGTAATCGTATGATATCCAGTTTGATCACTTTCTGCAGATATTGTTGATAGAATAAATGCACTAGCATCACCAATCTTTGTAATTTTTACATGACCTTTAATTGTTGATGTAGACGCATCAATTGTTGCAAGATAAGAGGATATATCAGTAGCGTTTGTGGAATTATCATCGATATTAATTTGCGTTCTATCATTTTGATTGGATTGAAGCGAACCAACTATTCTTAAATTTCCTGATCCAGGATCAGAATCTTGAATTGACGAATCAAAATTATACTCAAATGATGCTCCACCAAAGTTTCCGGTTGTACCTTGAGTTCCATCAGTTCCTTGAGAACCTGTTGTTCCTTGAGAACCTGTAGCACCTTGAGTTCCATCAGTTCCTTGGGTTCCGGTAGCACCCTGTGTTCCCGTAGCACCTTGAGTTCCGGTGTCTCCTGTTGTTCCAGTTGTTCCTTGAGTTCCCGTAGCACCTTGAGTTCCGGTGTCTCCAGTTGTTCCGGTAGCACCCTGAGTTCCAGTGTCTCCAGTTGTTCCGGTTGTACCTTGAGAACCAGTGGCACCTTGAGTTCCTGTATCTCCAGTCGTTCCTTGAGAACCTGTGGCACCAGTAGTTCCTTGAGTTCCTGTATCTCCTGTTGTTCCAGTAGTTCCTTGAGTTCCGGTAGCACCCTGAGTTCCGGTGTCTCCAGTTGTTCCGGTAGCACCCTGAGTTCCAGTATCTCCAGTTGTACCTTGAGTACCGGTAGCACCTTGAGTTCCTGTTGCTCCAGTCGTTCCTTGAGTTCCAGTATCTCCAGTAGTTCCGGTAGTTCCTTGAGAACCTGTAGCACCAGTCGTTCCTTGAGAACCTGTGGCACCAGTAGTACCTTGAGTTCCAGTATCACCTGTTGTACCTTGAGAACCTGTAGCACCAGTAGCACCTTGAGTTCCAGTATCACCTGTTGTGCCCTGTGTTCCAGTATCTCCTTTATCACCAGTTCTCGCAAATGTAATGAGTATGTTTTCATTATTGCTGAATGAATCTGCAGAACCAGAAACTTTAGAGCAAGGAACTTTAAAATAACCAGTAGCTTCAGTTATAGCACCATCAATCGTAAATATAGCAAAATCACTTGGGTCAATATTATTATAAATTTTAAAATGACCCTTAATACTTGAAGTAGAATCATCAATTGTTCTTAAAAAAGTTTGAATATCATCTTCATTTTTATCTTCATCATCAATATACAAGAAGTCAGCTGATGCTAATGAAGCATTATTAAACTTCAAAAACCCCTTTGTAGGATCAGAATCTGATGTATTTGTAGTAAAAAGGTAATCAAATGTTGCACCACCAAAACTTCCCTCCGTTCCCTGAGTACCTATAGTACCTTGAGTTCCGGTAGTTCCTTGAGAACCTGTGGCACCAGTAGTTCCTTGAGAACCTGTGGCACCAGTAGTTCCTTGAGTTCCGGTGTCTCCTGTTGTTCCAGTTGTTCCTTGAGTTCCAGTAGCACCCTGTGTTCCGGTGTCTCCTGTTGTTCCAGTTGTTCCTTGAGTTCCAGTAGCACCCTGTGTTCCAGTATCTCCTGTTGTTCCTGTTGCACCTTGTGTTCCAGTATCACCAGTAGTTCCTTGAGTTCCTGTATCTCCAGTTGTTCCGGTTGTTCCTTGAGTTCCAGTAGTTCCTTGAGAACCTGTGGCACCAGTAGTTCCTTGAGAACCGGTAGCACCAGTGGCACCTTGAGTTCCTGTATCTCCAGTTGTTCCTGTTGTTCCTTGAGTTCCAGTAGCACCTTGAGTTCCGGTGTCTCCTGTTGTTCCCGTAGCACCTTGTGTTCCAGTATCTCCGGTTGTCCCTTGAGAACCTGTAGTTCCTTGAGTACCTGTTTCTCCAGTAGCACCTTGAGTTCCAGTATCTCCGGTTGTACCTTGAGAACCTGTAGCACCTTGAGTTCCAGTATCTCCGGTGGTACCTTGAGTACCTGTTTCTCCAGTAGCACCTTGAGTTCCAGTATCACCTGTTGTACCTTGAGAACCTGTAGCACCAGTAGCACCTTGAGTTCCAGTAGCCCCTTGAGTTCCTGCTCCAGTGGCACCTTGAGTTCCTAAGTCTCCTTGAATTCCAGTGGCACCCTGAGTTCCAGTAGCCCCTTGAGTTCCTGCTCCAGTGGCACCTTGAGTTCCTAAGTCTCCTTGAATTCCAGTGGCACCCTGAGTTCCTGCTCCAGTGGCACCTTGAGTTCCTTGAGTACCCTGAGAACCCTCAGAACCAGTTTGAGTAACCCAACTCAGATTTCCACTACCATCTGTTCTTAAAACTTGATCAACATCTCCATCATCAGATGGAAGAGTTAAAACATAATTTGAAGCGAGAGATGATGGAGATTCAATCTGAATATAATTATTTCCATTATCACTTCCTTCTTTAAGTTGTATATATCCAGCAGTATCTGTTCCGGCAATTCCTAAGATTTCTTTTGATGCAAGATAAGTATCTTCACTTGCAATAGAAGATCCTGTTCCAAGAATTCCTCCATTACCTGCACCACTATCTCCTAAGTATAAAACCTTAGAACTCGTGTTGTAAATCGGTTCACCTTCATGAAAGATTGAGGTTACAATTCCAGAACCTCTTTTGATTTTAAGTATATTACCCATGTGAGTCTATAAGGTTACACGTTTACAATTTAATATCATCAAAGTATATTTATTTAAGCATAAGTTCCGTAATCATCAATAAGAGGATCGGAATTATAGTCATTATTAATACCCAAACTCTGGGGACTTACAAATTTAAATCCAGGAATACTTGGGTCATAAACAAGTAGAAAGTTTGTTGCTCCGGCACCAATATTTGATACATCTACGTTAGAAAGATCACCAAGATTCATGGTGACACTTACTGTAGCAATATTACCACCAACAGTAACATCAATATTATCAGCAAAGTTTACTGTTGTCGCAGACCCAACCGAAGATCCATCATTTTGAAAAGTAGTTGGAGAGGCAACTCCTGTAAGATTACTACCATCACCATAAAAAGAAGTGGCAGAAACTATACCGGTTTCGGACTCCATTGATATAGAACTACCAACGGATACATTACCTTGAAATGTAGAAATACCAGATACATCTAAAGTCCCATCAACATCAAGTGTTGCTGTTGGTTGAGTAGAACCAATTCCAACTTTACCAGTATCAATACTAAAGAAAGCTGTTGTTGCACCGACTCCAATAGTAACATTATTCTCAAAGGTAGAAGAATTAGAAACACTTAAATTTGGAGCATACAGATTAGTATTGAATTCCATTCTGGAATTCGAATTACTCCATGTCAGAGTTTTATTAGAATCACTACCATGAATAATAATTCCGGCACCATCCAACTGGGAATCAGTTAACTTTGTTCCTGATGTATAGGCAATCCCGATTGTTTTATCAGATATTTCTAAGGTTTGACTCTTAATAGTGGTCTCAGATCCTTCGACTATAAGGTCACCTTTTATGACCACTGTCCCACTGGTGGTTCCAACTCCGACAGGTGATGGGTCAATTACAATAGTGGATGTTCCGGCAATACCTGCGGTTGTAATCGTAACACTTGTATTTCCAGAACCAACTCTCAGTGTTCCGACACCAACTGTGCCTGCATAATTAGCACCACCCTCAGCATTTACAAGTTCAGTTTCTCCAGATGCAATTCTTCCAGAACCTGCATCAAGAGTAATCGAACCTTCACCGACAGTAAGAATACCAGTAATTCTGGTATTACCATAAACCAAAAGTGCATTACCAGGATATGGACTATCTTCTATTGATGTTGTTCCAATACCAACCTGACCTAAAGTATACGGTCCATCAACACCAACGTTAAATGCGACTTCGGGATCGGCAAAATCAAAAGATTCGGATGAAGCATTATATCTTAAAAACTTACCATCATATGATGCAGGATCTCCGGTAAAATTAATATCATCCAGATATCTAAACTTGGTTTCACCACCTCCACCAAGAGATGAAAGTTGTTGCTGTATTCTGTTGACAAAAGTTCTGTAGTGATCCTGAAGTTGGTCAAAGGTTACAAACTTCTTATCTAATACATTATTAGGATTACCGGCATCTTCGGATATTTTTTTATACTTATCCTCAAGTTCATCAAGTCTCTGACCGAGAACAGAGGATTCAATAATTTTTTCTACATCATCAATTTTTTCACCAAGTTGTCCATTGATATTACGCCTGACAATATCAGAACTTTTTAATTGCTTTATTTGCTGATCAAATTCTTCTCTCAGTTGATCAATATAGTCATTCTGATTTTTAATCTTAAGTTCATTTATTGCAACTTCAGACTGAATTGAAATAACATTCTCTAAAATATTTTTCTTTAGTGTTCCCTCAATATAGTCAAGTTTTTCATTGTGTTCTTGACGTGAGGTCTTACTCTCTTCCAGAAAATCTGTAAGAGAATTAACTTTTCTATCTACCTTGAGTTCAAGTTCAACAAATCCTTTTTTATATTTTGGAATATCAACTTCTACAAATTGATTAACATTCTCTAAAAGATATGATGCATCAGCACGAATCTCACTTAACTTTTCCTCATTGATTGACTTTACATTCTTCTGAATGTTTGTTATTGATTCATTAACATAAAGAAGTTGGGAAAAGATGGCTTTATCAAGGTCTTCCTTATTGACAGAATTATTGATTTCAACTTTAAGCAGTTCTATTTGTTCGGAAAGAGCAGTAATACTATTGAGTTTAGTTTCAAAGTCATTTAAATATGTTTTGTAATTATTAAAGACATCAAAAACATTACCAAAGTTTTCTTCAGAAACTTTAATCTCTCCAATGTTTATACCTTTTTCCGGATCTTTATGAAAAAAATCAGATGGTTTCTTCAGGGGCACTTTTTTCTCTTACTTCCTGTATTAGATATTTATGATTATAACACAACCCATAAAACTTGACAAAGGTATTAAATATGAGTAGAATACCTTTGTTAGGTTTGAAGATAATATTAATATAGTATTTTTATATTATGCAATTGCTCTTATAGTTAAATGTGGTTTCATAATAATATAATTTCCTGTTGCACTAGTACCATTCCACCAAACGTTTGCATGAATTTGGGCTTGATAACCAGTTTCATTATACTCCCTAAACTGAACATTTAATGTTTTTGGAGAAGTCCAGGAAGTGAATTTACCATTATTCACATCATTTGTGTCTGCATCACAATTAATAGTCATTCTTATTTCAACTGGAGCTGTTGCATAACCATAGGTAGAATTCTGCGATCCTGCAACAGTCATTGCACTAGGATAAACATCATTTCCATCAATATTCATAATACTATGAGAAATACCACTACTTGTAACAGCATCCCATTTGTAATAGAAACTGTAAACAACTCTTTTAGTTCCAACTGGAGGAGTATATGAAATTTGACTTCCAGTAATTGTTTGATAAGAAATTGTTCCCTCTTGTATGGCAGTAACATCCGCAAGAGTATAAGACCCAGATTTTACTACAATTGTTGAACCATCACAAATGCCAGAAATCTCTTCAATAATTTCACCTGGTTCATATACAGTTTTTCTTATTGAACCAACAACATCAAGAGTTCTTTCTGGTTTTGAAGATTTGATGCCGACATTATATTCACCAGTATTAATTGTAACAGGATA